TTGATCCGCAACAGAAGGTGCTCCTATTTTGACACCAGGTTTTCCGTTAGCTGCTGCTACTGCATTATAGATCAAGATAGCTGAGAATATAACTAATCCAAGTCCTATGATAACCACAAGACCTTTAGCCCACCAACTCATTGTATTGAAACCAGTACTCGCTGAGTTCACAGATGAAGCCAATGAAGGTGTGGGTGTGGTTGAACCCAAGAGAGACGGAGAAGGAGTTGGTTTTGAGGAGAACAATCCCATTTATGTATCACTTACAAAGGAAGTTGTCATAAGACACAATGGAAAAACGAATAGCTTCGCCTCTAAAAACTCAGACAGTAATGTATTGTAACAACTGTGGAGCCAAAGGCCATCTATTTAGATCATGTAATGATCCAGTGTTATCCTGTGGAATTATTTTAGTTGATACACCGTCACTTCCAATAAAACCTCCTGACACACGACTCGTAATGATACGGAGAAAAGATAGTATGAGCTTTGCAGAGTTTATGCGTGGAAAGTATGATATAGATGATAAAGAGTATATTGGAAAACTAATTGGAAATATGACAATCGCAGAACAGGCTACAATTGCAAATCTACCGTTTGATATGACATGGCGTATTGCATGGGGAGATGATAACAGTGGAAACGATTATGCTCAATCACAGATCAAATACAATCAATTGAATTTAAGAGAACTTGTTGCAGAGTTTCCATCTGTATATGGTGAACCTGAATGGGGATTTCCAAAAGGACGAAGAATACGAGGAGAATCAGATGTAGATTGTGCGATTCGTGAATTTTGGGAAGAGACTAATATTTCCCGAGATGCCTATGTAGTTCTAAAAAACATACGATTAGAAGAGACGTTTGAAGGATTGAATGGAATTACGTATCGACATGTATATTTTGTAGGATTACTGAAACATCCTGAAATGGTTAATCTTACACAGCGATTCACTCCAATGCAGCGCAGAGAGATCTCAGCAATTGCATGGAAGAGTTTTGAAGAATGTGATTATCTTGTAAGACCTCATCACGTTCAAAGGAAACGCATGATTGAAGAACTTAGATCTGTCATTGATACATTTGAAACTATCTAAACGTCCACCGAAGAGATACATAATGCTTACCATTATTACACCTTGTTGTCGTCCAAACAATCTTCCACACCTTTTTAATTCAATTAACTTCACACATGTGAACCGATGGCTGATTGCTCATGATACTACCAATGGTGTTTTCAAGCAAGCTTTTAATCACCCGAAGATTGTTGAGTTTGGAGTTTCAGGAGGTATCTCCGGAAACCCGCAACGCAATGCTGCATTAGATCAGGTCAAGTCAGGTCTTATCTATTTTTTAGATGACGATAACATTATTCATCCTAACTTTTGGGAGATAGTTCCACGCTTTAACATTGGATATTTCTATACATTTGACCAACAGAGATGGGATGAGTTTGTAAGAACTCCAGGTGATATCTTCAAAGGAGACACTCCAAGATTACAAAGAATTGATACGGCTCAATACATTGTTCCATTCTATATGTGTGGTCGTTGGAAAGAAGACGACTACAAAGCTGATGGTCTCTTTATTGAGGACATTTATACCAAGAACAAAGTCAGCCATATTTATATCCCTGAAGTTGCTTGTTACTATAACTATCTGCGTCGCCCTACGACGTAAACCTAAATCCAGCTAAATAGACCGTAATACAATATGCTACTACGCTAATCACAAAGACCCACCACCACAAAGGAAATACAGTGGCTTCACGATCGGTTGCTCCAAACGGACGAATCCTTCCTTCACGCCCAAAGGCGACGGAAGGTTTCAAATAGATAAATGTAGCCATTAAAAAGAGATAGATGGTCACCATCCACATACGATGGTTTCGTCGGGTTAAATCCATTGTATCAAGCACCGTAAAAAGTTCCGCGACAAACACAATGATGGCTTCACAGGCATTCGTCCTTCCCAATCGAAAGGCCTTTTCAGATGCGATCACACGAATGTTCATTAAATCAGACTACCGATCTAAGGATAAAGACCCTTTGGACGAAGAAGATAAGAATATTGACCTTTGTTTACAACGAACTGGAACCGGACGAGAATTGTTCCCATATCAAAAGATCATTCGTGACTATTTAAAGATTGAAACACCCTATCGAGGAGTTTTGGTATATCATGGTTTAGGATCTGGTAAAACGTGCTCGTCTATTGCAGTCGCCGAGTCTTTGCTAAGCACCAGCAAAGTGTATGTGATGTTGCCTGCATCACTAGAACCCAACTTTCGTGAGGAACTCCAGAAATGTGGCGATCCAATTTATGCAGTTGAAAATCATTGGACTACGCGTACTTTAAACGATGAAGTCCGAGCTGAAGGAAAGCGACTAGGTATTTCGGATAAGTTTATGGATAAACATAATCAGATTTACATTACGACTCCAAGTCAAACTCCAAACTTCGAGAGCTTTTCAACTCAAGATAAGAAAGCAATTCGTGAGCAAATTAAGGATGTTCTTGAACAACGTTTCAACTTTATTCGATACAATGGTCTTTCAACATCCAACATTGATGAATATATTAAAGATGGAATGTATGATGATTCAGTTGTAATTGTAGATGAAGCTCATAACTTGATTTCACGTGTAATCAATGAATCACTAATTACTGGAAAACTCTACGATAAACTTTACAATGCAAAACGATGTAAGATTGTATTGTTATCTGGAACACCGATTATCAATTCGCCTAATGAAATATCCTATATGATGAATCTTCTTCGTGGACCGATTGAACGAATTACTTTGCCTTTCAAGACCATTCCAACGTGGGATGAAGAGAAAATTACTAAAGCGTTCCGTGCTATTCCTGAAGTTGATACGATCGAGTTCAATGCATTAAAGAAGTATGTGATGGTTACTCGTAATCCTCCTCAGTTTCGTTCAACATACAATGGAGATGGAGACCGAGTGGCTGTTCAGTACATGAAGGATTTACCGTTTATTGCTCAGCCTTCTGATTGGGTTGCATCTGTCAAGTCAAAAATAGAGACCGATGTAGGAGGAGGCGAAATAGCAGTAGAACGTGTTACCACAGAACAACTTGAATGTCTTCCAACAGACTACGAAGAGTTTGCAAATTTGTTTCTAGATGGATTGAATATCAAAAATCCAATGCTATTTCGTCGTCGTATTCAAGGCTTAGTTTCCTATTTTAAAGGTGCCGATGAACGATTACTTCCACGAAGAATTGACTTAGATAAAACACTTGAAAAGATTCCTATGTCGGACGAACAGTTTATACGATATTTGGAAGTGCGTTGGATTGAAATGAAGATTGATTCGCGAAAAGGACGTAGTAAATTGGATGAGGATTTGAGTACCTTCCGTGTTCCTACTCGTCTTGTCTGTGATTATGCACTTCCCCCTGAATTAGCTATCAAGGAACCTTCTGGTGAAATTCTATCTGAGAAAAAGAAACCTGAAAAGGAAGATGCTGATGTAGTTATCAAAAAACTTAAGGCTTCTCCTCAGCGTTATCTATCTGAGAAAGCATTGGAAACTTTCAGTCCTAAGATGCTACGAATTTTGACAAATATCAAGGCATCACTTGGAAGTAATCAGTTTGTCTATTCTCAGTATCGTTCATTGGAAGGATTAGGGATTTTGTCTGCTGTTTTGGATACAGCAGGATGGCAGCCTTATAAATTAGTTCGTCAAGCAAATCAGTGGGTAGAAGATCCAGAAATGTTGGATGACAGACCTGCATATACGTTTTATACGGGTGAAGAGAAGGCTGAAGAGCGAGACTTGACACGTCAGATTTTCAATGGTGTGTATTCCAAGAACTTTCCTGCTTCTTTAAAAGAAAGTGTTGAAAAGAGACCCAAAAAGATTCTTCAGTTATTGATGGCCTCAGCGTCGGGCGCAGAAGGTATTACTTTGAATAACGTCAGACATGTTCATATTATGGAACCACATTGGACTCCAGCAAGACATGATCAAGTTATTGGTCGTGCAATTCGTATTTGTTCTCACGCTACTTTGCCACTGGAAGAACGAACGGTTAAAGTTAGCTTCTATCTCTCTGTGTTTACGGAGAACCAAATGAAATCCGCTGAATATCCTAACATTGTTGCGATTCGTCGTAATGATATGGTTATCAAGCGATATGAAGGAGATCCAGTTGAAACGTTCATGTCTACAGATGAATACCTTTACGAAACGGCTTTCGAAAAGGAACGCATTGGGCAGCGCATGTCATTATTGTTGAAGGAATCTGCGATTGATTGTGAAATTCATAGAAAGCTTCATGCTCGTGAACGTCCAGTGGTTTCCTGTATGCGTTTTGATTCAACAACAACAGGAGAAGACTTAGCATTCAGACCCAATATTAAAAATGAAGACACAGATGCAACGGTTCTACGCAATACATCTAAGAAACATCGACGTCTTCAAAAGGTATTAGTCAAAGGAATTTCATTGATTATTGATCCTGATTCAAAAGAAGTTTTTGATGGACCTGCATGGGATGATAATGAACGTTTATTGCGAATGGGTGAATTAGTAAGTCCTACTTCGATACGATTTCTGACTTAATGTCCTCTAACCATGAAGCACATACTTCCTTCCAAGTCTTAAACTTATAGTCTACAGCTGCTTTTTTGAGAGCTGGAAGATTCTCAATCATATTTGTCATTGTATCGGCAATTTCTTGATAACTAAAGTTAGGAGCCCATGATCCAAGAGGCATTACTCCGGAAAAGTAAATTCGATCATTTGGTTTAACAAATCCACAAACTGTCTCATCCATAAATGAACGATAGGTTCCAATATCAGTGACAAGTTGAGGAGCTCCAGTATATAGATGTTCAATTTGACAGAGTCCGAATCCTTCACCATCTGAAGTATTCACACCTATGTCAGCTGCATTATAAAGTTCGTTGATTGCTGAATCTGGAAGAGCTTTTGCAGATGTATCTACTAACATCAAACGTTTTGCAAAGTCATTAGGATCTACTCCGCGACGATTGAGTTCCATTGTAAAAATACGATGAATATCGTGGTAAGCACCTTGCTGTCCGTTAAGACCTGTTACAACCATGTAATAGTATGGTTTTGATGGATCTCGGGTAATCAATTCTGTAAATCCCATAATCGCAAGATCATGTCTCTTACGTTGACTATTACGATTTACATTTATCATTAGAACTGCATTGGATGGAAGATTCATTGAAGAACGAACAGAAGATCGAGCTCCTTCTGGAGTCTTAGAAAACAAAGTTGTATCTACTGCGTTCTCAAGAACTCTAATATCTGGAAATGGACCATATTTCGAATAGATATCTGCCCAATATTGTGTAAAGCAATAGATACGATGTGCATTTTTATTCATGCTTTCAATAAGAGGTTTTGCTATTCCTTCATAGACCTGATCAATATATAACCATAACTTGTAGGTTGATTTTTCTTTATCAAACTTCATTGACTCAATAAATCGATGAATAATAAGTGGATCATTATAAATCATCACTATATCAGGATTGATCATCTCCAAATACTCGTGAATTTTGTTGAATCCAAAACCCTCCTCTTTAGGATCTTCATTTGCAGCTGCATCATATGAGATTACACCTTTAGGAACTGTTCGAATGCTTGAATGAGATGCATGGCGCTGAAATCCAAAATGGTAGGTTTTAACTTGAGGAGAAAGTGTTGCGAGTTGCCCAAGAAGATTATAGACAACTTTAGAATATCCAGTTGTCTGGTCTACGTGTGTACT